ATCGGGAATCCATCGTGAGATGAGCTACCGGCGTGAGCCGATGACATCGAATCCGGACGGCTCCTAGAGGTGGGTGACACCAAACGATCGAACGGGATTCCCCTCACCACCGTAACGCACAGCCTTATGAGGCGATGGCCCGGAGGGTGAGCTCCTCGAGCAGAGGAGGGAGAGAGCGTTGGCCACGATACAGCCGGGTGTCTCGAGGAGAGAGATCTCCTCGATGGCGTGAGAGCCTATCCGTTACCGAATCCCTCACTCCCCACTCAGAGTGAACCAAAGGCTCGAACCAATCCCGGAGAGAGTTATGGGAGGGCCCTATGGCCAAATGAGAGAGGGCCTCGAGGAGTGGGGCAACCTCGGAGGAGTGGGGCACCCTCGAGGTTGGGGATGGCCCCTCGAGGCCCTCGAGCTCGAGGATAGGCCAGGGAGTGGCTCCGGCCATCCTCGAGGATTCGATTTGCGGCCCGTTTTCCCGGGCTCGGGCACTAGGAGGCCCGGGATTATGAGGGATTCGGGATGAGATAGGCCAGGAGCGTTACCGTGGCTCCCTCGATCCCCACCGGGATCTCGAGCTCCGGCCAAATGACTTGGGCCACCCATAGGAGCAGAGCTCCGGCGGCGGCGGCCACGATTTTCCTCTCGGGTTTCCAATCTTCCATGATCGATCCTCTCTCTAGATGACTTTGGCCCGGGCGAGGAACACCATGAGCTCCTCTTTGTCGAGCTCATCTTTCGGGTGGGTGTCGGCTCCCAGGAGCCCGGCCTCATAGGCTCGAGTCCATGAGGCTTGAGCCCATGAGCTCACCTCACTCCAATTCGGCTCCCCATTGGGCCCGGTGTCGGCCGGTGGTGCCATTGTGATCCTCCATTCTTTGGTTTGATTGTCGGCGGCGGCCAGGGTGGAGAGGTGGCCATGATTCCCATGAGGGCTCGGCCCGGTGTATGGGCCCCACTCCCACGGTGCCCTCGAGGTGGTGGCATAGCTTGAGAACATCCGGGCCTCATGGATGGCATATTTGAGCCTTGAATCTTTCGAGATCCGGATGGCCTCGAGGATCTCCCACACATCATCCTCGGTGTTCTCCCCGAAATCGAGGGCTCTCACGGTGCCGGGCCCGGTGTGAGGTGTCGGCCGGTGGTCGGAGCTCGGGTTGGCCTTATCGTGAGCTTGGGAGGCCACGGTGCCATCGGTTGGATGGCCCTCCGGGTGGAGCTCCTCGATTTGGCGGCCGAGCACTACTAGAGCCGGAGCCAACACCCAATGGCGGCCCTCCCAATTCAATCCAGAAATCCGGAATCTTCCCATCTCAAATCCTCTCTCTCATTGGTGTTGGAGGAGAGCCACAAGGATCTCCCCTCCGGTGAGGGCCAGGAGCCCGGCAATAGTCCACCTCATTTTGTCCACGGTGGCCTCCAATTGGGCGATCCGGAAATGGAGGAGCTCCATCTCATCCACTCCCCACCTCCCACCTCGAGGGCCTCCAATATCGTTTCCGGATCACCCGGCCGAGCTCACCCACATTCCAAGCCACCGGGCTCGAGCTCACCCACCCTCTCACAGCCTCCGGGAATCCCCGATGGGCAGAGTGTTTCACATCGGCCACCGGCTCGAGCTCGAGCCCGGCACCGTATAGGGCCCGGAAATGGCCTCTCTCGAGGAGGGGATATTCGGCCCACACCCTCGAGGTGATGGCCTTGAGCCGGAGTTTCTCGAGAGGGATCGGGAGGTGGAGATCGGCACACATCGGATCATCGAATCCCCACTCGAGGAGGATCTCGAATTGGGTGATGAGCCCGAGCACAAATGCTCGGTGCTCGGCCGATCCGATCCCAGGGTGGAGCCTCTCGATGTGCTCCCTCATTGGGAGCTCCCGGGCCCACACCGGCATCGGGCCGGTGAAGTCCTCGAGGAGCATGAAATCATCGTTAAGCCAAATGAACTCCTCGGAAATGTGGCTCTCCATCACGGCCTCGAGGTTCTCTCCAATGTTGGCGAACTTGGTTCCCTCTTGAGGTGTCGGGATGAACTCCACCCGATCGGGTGAGATCTTGGGTGGGAGGTGGCCGATGATGAACACTCTCTCCACCTCTGGCCAATGTTGCTCGATCGATCGGAGAGCCCAAATGAGAGGCTCGGGCCCGGCTCGAGTCCCGGGCCGGATCGGGAACGCAATATCAACCATGAGCCTCGATGAGCTCGAGGAGCTCGGCTTTGGTGGTGGAGCTCGGGATCTCGAGGCCCAGGGCTCGAGCGGCGGCGATGAGCTCGGGTTTGCTATTGGCCATCGAGAGCCTCTCCGAGCTCGAGCTCGAGGGCCGGGCCGGTGGTGGGAGGAGATCTCTCTCCTCAAACATGAGGCGGCCTCCGATCACATTCCCCAGGGAGCCCGGAGATAGTCCTCTCTGGCGTGAGATCTTCATTTGGTCGGTGGTGAGGCCCACCAATCGGGCGGCCTCCTCGAGCGTGATTAGAGCCATCTTTCCTCCTATGTCTTGATGATGTAGTTGACGGCCACGAATGGTGGATTAGCGGTGCCGGTGTCGGCGGTTCCGGATGCTCCGGTGGCGGCGGTGCCGGATGCTCCGGTGGCGGCGGTGCCGGAGGCGGCGGTGTCTCCGGGATCGGTGGCTCCGGTGGCTCCGGTGCCGGAGGCTCCGGTGGCGGCGGTTCCGGAGGCGGCGGTGGCTCCGGAATCCACGGCGTGTTGGTGGGTGCCACCCGAGCCGGTGGTGCCGGAAACGGAGTGGGTGTGGGTGGTGGAGGCTCCGGAGAACACCGATCCGTTATTCCACTCGGCACTAGTGGAGCTCGGGCCTCCGGAGGTGTCGGAGAATGAGTGGGTGTGGTTGGGCTCGGTGTCAGTGTCGAGAGTCCCGGGCCCGTGGGTGTGGCTCGGCCCGGTGTGGGTGTGGCTCGGCCCGGTGTGAGTGTGGGTGCCCATCGTGTGGATGTGGGAGGGCCCGGTGTGGGTGTGGCTCGGCCCGGTGTGGGTGTGGGAGGGCCCGGTGTGGGTGTGGTCGATCGAGCCTCCGGTGGCTCCTCGAGTGGAGCCGGTGCCGGAAACGGCCACACCGAGAGGGAACGCTCCTCGGAGATCCGGGATGTTGAATGTGGTGGAGCGATCACCGTTTCCGAAAGCGGTTCCGATGGCCACGAACAGCCGGGCATATGTGGCTCGGGAGATCTCGGCCCCATTGGCCACTAACCATCCTGGCGGTGCCGAGCTCCCGGCAAACGGTGAGAGGGTTCCGGTGGGAACGAATGTCCTCCATGATCCATCGAAGAACACCGAGAGATCTCCGGTGTCCTCGAGGAATGAGAGATCCCCATCTCCGGGTGTCGGGCTCTCCGAGGTTCGGGTGCTCTCATCGTCATAGCGTTGGATGGTTCGATCCCGGATGGCGTTTCCCCACCCATCCTCGATCACCTCGGAGGCGATCACATCGGCAATCTCTGGCATGGTCTTTCCTCTCTTATGAGCTCTCGAGGGTGGAGGCTAGGGAATCATCGAGCTTGAAAGTGGCCACCCAATCATCGGCGGTGATCGTGTGGGAGATCCCCATGATTTGGGTGGCTCTCTCGAGCTCCCATCCCCAGGGTGGAGCCACCCGGATTTGGATGAGATCCCCATATTGGGAATCCCAGAGGAGCCGATTGAGATCCTCATTTCCGGGATCTTCATTTCCGGAGATCGTCACCTCATCCACCCGGAGGCGGAGATCCTTATTGGCGGCCAAATATCTTTCGGCCAACCACAGCACCTCGGCATCGTCATTGTTATCGAAATCCATCCTCTGATATGAACGGATCTCATCGATGATGTTTTGGGAGAGAGTGTCCTCCACCATTTGGATCGAGCTCCCGGTTCGGGCGAATAGAACTTGGTTGGTGATGCGTTGGATCTCCCATGAGGTTTTCCAATCGAGCACATGGGCGGATTGGGTGTCGATCGGGATGTCCTCATATCCGAGATACCCTTGAATGTTCACGGATCGGGTGTCGGTGATGAGCCAATCTCGGGCCCGGAACACGGCGAGGCCATCCCTCGAGCAGAAGAATGCTCCTCCCTCGGAATCGGCGGCGTTTCCACACTCCTCGAGGGTGGTTTGGGCCAGGAATGAGCTCATCATCGTGTGGGTGCCGGATTGGATGTCTCGAGCTCCGGCATCCCACCCGAGCCGATCGAGAGCGGCCTCCACCCGATCGGAGGTGGATTGAACTCCGGTGGGTGTGTCGAGGGCCGGAGGATCGAACGCTCCCCAAACTCCCATGAAATCGGTGGCGGTGATCCGGGCCCGGATGTCGAATCCGGCTCCGGAGAATTGGTCATTAGAGGCATCGATCCGGCCGGTGAACAGAGGCACCTTGACCAGAGGAGCGGTGAGATCCGGGATGGCCACCACCCTCACCCGGCGGCCGGGCCGAAACGGGATGAGCCACGGAACAGCCACACCACTCTCGGGAGTGAAGATCCCGGAGGTGTTGTCCACCTCGAGGGAGAGGGTGGCGGCGGTGAACCGTTGGCCCCACCTCTCGGCCCCTCCCGAGATGTTCACACCGAGCACATAGGCGGTGATGTCGAACCATGAGGCATCGGAGCCTCCCCACACTCCGATCGACCAGAGGCCCACATCCCACAGGGCTCCCACCTCTCCCTCGAGGCCGGTGTCCAATTCCACCCGGACGGCAATCGGCCCTCCGAATGTGGAGAGAGGATTCCCGAGCTCGGGGATCGGGATCATTAGTAGTAGAGCTCCACTAGGGCTCCGGCGGAGCTCGAGGCGGCCAGGATGATGAACATCACGGCGGCATATGGCGGCCGGTTCTCATGGGCCCCTCCACCTCCGGAGCTCCCGGTGGCTCCGGTGCCATCGGCTCCGGTGTTGAATTGGGCGATGTCCACGGTGTGAGTGTGGGAGGCGGATTGGGTGCCGGTGCTCCCGGTGATGGTTCCGGCTTGGGTGGAGTGGGAGGATTGGTTGATCGATCGGGCGTAGGAGTCGGCATCCGAGCCGGAGTGGGTGTGGCCGGTGCTCCCGGTGGTTTGGCCCACCGGGAAAGTGAGGGATGTTCCGGAGTGGGAGTGGGAGGCCGATTGGGCTCCGGTGACGGTGCTCGGCGGATTCACGGTGTGGGTGTGGGAGGGCCCGGTGTGGGTGTGGCCAGGGATCTCGGAGGTGGCCAGGGTGACGGTGGCGGCCCCTCCGGTGGCGGCGATGGCGTATGTGTTCCCGGCTCCGGTGAGGAATCGATCCTCGAGGTTGGGGAGGTTGAATGTGGTGGAGCCATCACCCACTCCCCACACGGTGCCGATCACACCGAACAGATCGGCATATGTGGCTCGGCTCACGGCGGAGCCATCACATGGGAGCCACCCGGCCGGCGGAGTGGCGGCGGCGTAGGGCATGATTGAGCCGGTGGGCACTCCTCCCACCGAGGCGGCCCCAGGGCTCACCGTGATCTCATAATCATCCGGGAGATCTCGAGCCAAGATCCACTCCTCGAGGGCCCCATTCCTCACCCGGATTGCTCGGAGGCCCGGCCAATCGGCTTTGGTGAAATCATCGGTGGTCGGGAACTCGAGCTCCCCACCGAACATGAGCCCGAAGTAAACAGGATCACCGATGATTTCATTCTCATAAATGGCTCTCATCCGGCCCTCACCGAGATCGGGATGGCCCCATTAACTTTCTCATAGCGTTGGAGCACCTCCACGATCCCTCTCCCGATGGCGTATGGGTCGGTGCCGAGCCCGGCGTGAACCGTCACATTCACGATCGTTTGGGTGCCAGAGGAGGCCCCTCGAGGGAGCACCCTCTCCCCACTCTCGAGGAGGGCCAATCCCTCTCGAGCTCCTCCGGGAGCTTGGAACACTCCTCCGGAGTGGAGCCTCGGGATGTTCGGAGTGTTGAGTGTGAGGGCGATCGATTTCCCTCCGATCCCGGGCACCCAGGATGGGAAAGACACCGGGCCGATCTTGAGGGAGAGCCCATTCCATTTGTCGATCACCCAATTAATGGCACTCTTGAAAGCGGTCTTGATCCCATCCCACATCCCGGAAACGGCCGAGCCGATCCGGCCAGGGAGAGAGGTAAACCATGAGATCACACCATCCCATGCCCTCTTGATGAAGTCGATGAGAGCTTTCACACCATCCCGGATCTTGTCCCAATGTTTGATGATGAGCCCGGGCAGAGTCCAATTGAGAAAGAGATTGGTGACGAATTGAACGGCGGCCGAGATGGCCGATTTGATCCAATCCCAAGTGGCTTTGGCGGCGGCCTTGATGGCCTCCCAAACTTTGGTGAGGAATGCGGAGATCTTGTCCCAATTGTTGATGATGAGCATCACCAGAGCGACGGTGGCGGCGATGAGGAGCACCCAGGGATTGGCACTCATTAGGAGGGAGAGAGCCTTGAACGCTTTACCTACCACACCGAAAGCGGTGACGAGTTTCGAGGCGATGAGGAGCACCGGGCCCACGGCGGCCACCACTCCTCCCAACATCACGATCATCTTTTGGCCAGAGGGATCGAGGTTGTTGAACCAATCGGCCACCTTAGAAAGCCAATCCGATAGTTGGGCCATGATCGGGAGGAGGAACGAGCCCACCGTTTCGGCGAGATCGGCCATCTTGGCTTGGGCGATGGCGGCCCTCCCAGCGTCGGTGTCGGCGGCGGCGGCGGCGGCTCCATGATGTACGGCGAGATCTTGGAGGATCTCATCGAGGGATTTCATGGTGCCATCGGCGTTCTTAGTCTCGAGACCGAGTTTCGAGAATCCGGCCGTTTGGCCATTCATCCCCTTGACCATTGCGTCGGAAATCGATTTGTAATCTTTCCCGGTGGCGATGGCGGTATCGATCGAGGCGGTGGCCATCTCTTGAGCATCTTCGATCGAGGCTCCGGCGGCGATGAACTTTTGGGAGAGGGCCCGGAGCTCACCATCGGCAATCCCGGTGGAGTTTTGGAGGTTGGTGATCCACTCCTCATTGGCATCGATCATCTCTTGGGTGGCACCGGGAACTTGACGACGGATCACATCGGCCAATTTGGCCATCTCTTGGGCCTCCTCGGCGGCGGCTTTGGTGGCCAGGGTGGCACCGGCCACGATGGGAGCGGTGAGGCCCAGGGTGAGGCGTTTCCCGGCTTTCTCCATCCCTCCGGCCCATTTCTCGGCTCCGGTGGCGGTGGTCTTGAAAGCGTTTTGGAGATCTTTCACATCCCCAAAAACACTCACCCGGATCACCGAGCTCCTAGCGGCCATCTTTCATCCTCCTAACCAATTCGGCGTGATGCTCGAGATATTGCCCATATTGGCTCCGGCTCATCTCCCACACCTCCTCGGGTGACAGTGAGTAAACGGCGGAGAGCTCGGGGATCATCCTCTCGATGGCTCCTCGAGTTTTGGGCCCAGGGCCGAGCCCTCCTCGAGCTCGGCGTTCAAGTCCTCGAGATCGAGATCGAATCCATCGAGCTCGAGCTCCGGACGGATCGTCTTGAGCTTGGTGTAAATCATGGCTCGGATGAATGAGGGCCGGGCCATCTCGGCGGCCTCTACTTTCCCGGCCATGATCCGATCGAACATCTCTCCTCCGAGCGTTTCCTCGAGCCTCACCGATTCCCTCATGGTGAGTTTCTCGAGGGAGAGATCGAGCTCCACCTCCTCGGCCCCTCCCGGTGTGTCCACTCTCACTCTCATCTCAATCCACTCCTCTCGAACAGCGTGAGGCTTTAGGGGATGCTCTCCCACACTCGATCGAGGAATCGATCGAGGCCCTCCATGTAGCGGTCGGCCACCATCTCCGATCGAGCCTCGAGGGCATCGAGGAGGAATGGTTGGCTCCCGATGTTGTGGCCGGGCCATCCCCAATGGATGGGCCCGGCGTAGGGGATCGATTTCCTCCCGGCGGCCACCGATCCGATCCGTTGGCTCCCGAGGGCCCGGATCGATCCGGCCAGGGCTCCCGATCGGGAGGGTGCCAGAGTCGAGGCGTATTCGGCCACCGGCTCGGCGGCCTCCCGATGGATGCTCGAGAGCTCTTTCGGGAGATCCTTATCGACGGCCCGGAGGCTCTTGATGAGCTCCCGATTGCCCTCCACTCGAATCTCCATCGATCACGATCCCGGAGAGGCCGGTGTGTAAACGACGGTGCCGGAGGTTTGAGCCTCGATCGACCAATCCCACTCTCCATCGGCGTTGGCCTCGATGGTGTAGGAGCTCAGAACACAATTCCCGGTGTGGAGCCCGGCATCGGTAACACCGGAGCCCTCTCCTACTTGGAGAGAGAACTCGATCGGGAGATCCGAGGCAAAAGCGGCCTCGAGGGCGGCGGCTTGTTCGGCGGAGATGTGACCATTGGCCGAGAATTGGGCGATCTTTTGGCCACCCAATGAGAATCCCCAGGGATTGCCAAATGTGGGTTTGGTCATCACATTTCGAGTCTTTTGGAGACTCACCACCGAGCCGATGGCGGAGATGTCCTCGAGGTTGAGGGTGACGGTTCCCAGGTAGCCGGGAATGAATGTGGGATCGGGCATGGGTCTTTCTCCTATGTGTTGAGGTTGACGGGATCGAACTTGAACTCCACGATGTTCGAGGAGAGCACTAGAGCTTTGGCCTCATCCGATTGGGTGCGGCGTGGGCCAGAGGCGGAGAGCCACCGGCCACCGGCCCGGCTCACGGCACTCCTCACCCGGAGGGAGTAATCCCTCATTTGGCCGATCCCGATGGCTCGATCGAGCATGGCCACCACCACCAACACCTCCCACCTCTCGAGCACTAGGCCCAGGGAGCCGGTGGTGGCCGGTGTGAGGAACGGATCTCCGGGTGTCACCACCACCGATCCGGGTGAGAACAGAGCCGGAGGGTTCTCGAGGAGTAACACCTCGGGATCATCGGCCATCTCGGCCTTGAGGGCCTCGATGAGCCTCCCGGCGTTGGAGTTAGGCAAATCCCACTCCTCCCTCGAGCTCGGCCGACACCCAGGAGATGGCGGCCTCGAGGGCCCTCTCCACATCCGGGAGCTTGTCGGCCGGGAATGTGGCCGGATCGGCCGAGAGGCCCACCCGGATCACATCATCGGCGGTCACGATCGAATCCCAATCGATGGTGAGGTGTCGGAAGTGGAGCCCGAATAGGAGCTCGGTGATGGCGTAATCCGGCCTCACCACAGCCATTCCGAACTCCGAGAGCTCTCCCCATGATCCGAGAGGAGCCTCGGGCAGAACTAGGAATCGGGTGGCTTTGGCGATGGCGGCTTGGCCGAGCCGGGCCTCCTCGGCGGCGGTGGGAACACCATCACCGGGAGAGCTCGAGCTCGGCGCAAACCAACTAGTAAAGATCCCGGTGGTGATCTCCCACCGAGCTCGGAGAGCGTGATTGGCATCCGTCACCGTGGCCGAATAGAGGCCCTCCGAGATCTCGGTGAGCTCGGTGGCGGCCACCCACCCGGTGAACGGTGAGAGCTCCTCGAGCTCGAGGGCCTCGGTGCTCCCGGGATAGGGAGTAACGGTGACGGTGACGGATGCCATGAGTGGGGATTAGGAAACGGGATCGGTTCCGAACACCACCACACCGGCCGGGATTCGAGGCACGAACATTGTTCGGCCCAGGATGCCGAGATCTCGGCCCATGAGCTCCACATTTAGAGCCTCCACCCTCTCCGGCCCACCATCGGCGGCCTTGAGGCTTTCGGTGTTGGTGAGAACGGCTTGGGTGAGGCCCGGCACCCGGAACACATCGATTCCCCCAGGGAGGGAGATCGATTGGGCGTTGAGAGCGGCCGAGGAATCGGCGTTGCTCGGGCCCATCGTGGCGAAATGTCTCCGGCCATCGGCATCGATCATGGTGAGGATCGAGATCCATTGGGTGTTGGTGACACCGAGCAGAGTGGCCGGTGCTCCCGAGCCCTCCTCCACCTCGATTGCTTGGGTGGCAACATCCGTGATGAATCCCTCATAATCCGTCACATCGAGAGCGGTTCCGGTGTAGACGAATCCGAGGGCTCCGGCCTCGATCGTGGCCACCACTCCGGCCTCCGTGGCGATGGCGTATTGGCCGAGGAGATCATTCCACACCATCTCCACCACACCAACCTCGGCCATCCGGATCACCTCGAGGGCGATGTCCACGGCCCCATCGAACCACACGGCATCGAATCCGGAGGTGGTCACGATCATCTTTCGGGAATTGGCCGGGTCTTTCTGGCCGGTTCTCACACCAACCTCGGTGTGTTGCGTCACCACCGGGATCTTGGCGTGGCCACTCCTCGGCATCGGGAACGATCCGAGCCGGGAGAACAGCCTCCGGCGTGTATCCAACACATTCACCAATTGGCTCCCGATGA